GTCCCATCAGACCAGTTCCTGACCGGACGCAATGGCCGCGTACTGGAGCGCTGCCGGGATCGAACTGGTCGAGAGTGGGAATGCACCCCTGGCGATTTGCTCGAGCAGTTGAACCTGCCGGCGAAGAAGGGTGTTCCGCTCGGATTCCACCGTCTCGACCTGCGTCTTTGCCACCGCCGCGGGTTTCGGCGGCGCCGCCCGCAGGTTGTCGACGAGTCCCTTAACCGATCCGACGAGCGCACCGACTGCGGCCCCCGGGATAGCGCCGACTCCGCCAATCGCAGCGCCGCCGATCCCGCCAACCGTTGCCCCGGCAATTCCCTGGCTGAGGATGTGCATGAGACCAGCCACTTTCTCCTGGCTCCCCTTGCCGGTAACCAGTTCGGCGCCGCCGGCAACGACCCCGACTACGGGGATGGCCCTGGCGCCGATCCGGGCGGCGGCACGCAACGCGCCGGCTCGCCCGGCAACGCCCGCCGCTCCCGCCGCTCCCGCCGCCCCTGCCGCACTGCCGAAACCAGCGGCGGCCGCGCCGGTCTGGGCGGCGGCTCCCGTGCCGGCAGCGGCTGCTCCGATCCCGACCGCACCGGCCGCCTGCGTCTCGGCCGCGGCATGCAGGCGAGCCGCGGCCGCGGCCTCGAGATGTGCCTGCGCGAGAAGCACGGTCCGCCGGATCGCCAGGGCAGTGCCCACCGCATATACTGCCAGCGCACCCGCCAGAGTCACGCCCAGCACCGAGACCGCCGTGCGGACCGGCGCGGGCAATTGGGTAAAACCGCGAGAGAGATTTCCGGCCGCTTCCGCAACCGCTGTCATGGGGCCGATCAAAGGCTCGCCAAGGGCTTCCTGGACGCTGCCAAGTTCCGTGCGAAATGCCTGAAGCGCCCCGGGTAATGTACTTTTGAATGCGATTGCCGCATCGCCCGCCTGCGCCTGCAGCGCCGCCATTACCAGTCTTACCCGTTCCGCTCGATCAGCAGCCTCGAAAGCGCGCGGATCGATGATGATTCCGGTTCGCCGCAGCGCCGCGGCGTTTCCCGTCTCGATCGCTTTCCCCACTTGGACCGCGGTCTGTTCCGCGGTGACCCCCTGCGCCTTCAGCGCCTCGGTGGCATTGAGAATGGGAAGCGACAGACGCTCGGCTTCCTGCCGGGTAATCTGGAAAGTGCCGAGCAGCCCCAGAAAACCCGCAATGGACTCATCGGCAACACCAGTCAATTCCTGGAGCTGACCGGTGAAATTTGCAACGTCTTCCGCGGGGAACGCGCCTTTGAAGGATGCCGCGGCACGGCCGAACGCGGCCGCATCCTCCCCAGCAGCCACCGCCGCCCGGCCGAAGAAGACAAATCCGGCGGTGGCCGCGGCCGCAGCCGCAACACCCAATCCGAGCTGCCGGCGAGATACAGTGGACCCGGCGCGATCGAGGAACCCAAGGGCATCCGCCGCCTGCCCGAGACCCGCAGTGTAACCACTGAGTCCGACGAGATCGAGGCGGGTCTGGAGAGTATCCGCTATGACCGCCGGCATTACCTACTCTCCGGCGAGCACTCCAGAAGCCGCCTCATGCAAGAGACGGAGGTTTCGCAGTCCGCCAGGGCCATCGCGGCCTCCGGGGAGCAGGTCGGTTCGGTGATGCTCGACAGCCCACGCAACGTCTCGAGCAGATTCGCGACGCGCTCGAAAAAACCGCGCAGGCCCTCGCGCAGCCCCTCGGCCTCGCTGGCGCCCTGGGAAAGCCGATCCGAGATGGCCGCGATCTCCTGGATGGCAGTCAGGAACCGTGGGCTTTTCCGCAACCGCACGGCGTCCTCGGGCGCGAAGATCCGCTGGGCGTTCGTCTCGGGTCCGACGCGGCAGCAGACCTGTGCCTGCCAGACCTGAGCCCGGACCCGAATCTGAAGATTGATCTCCGCCTGGTCGCGAGTGTCGACCTGATTCGTTTCTCGCATGGCCTGGGTGTTGATCCAGAGCGCTTCTTCCAGGGAGACCGGATGCACCCAGAGCCGTTTGCCGCCCGGCATCCGGTACACTTCGCAAGTCTGCTCATTTTCCGCCAGATCGGCGGCGGAGAAGACGTCCAGGTCTTCCTCTCCGCCCGCCGGCGGCGATGGCAACTCCGGCTCGATGCCATAGGTCGCCACGCGCGTGTTGATCGCCAACAGCTCCGCGCTCGTCATCATCAAGTCGCCGGCGTCGTGTCGACGGTCGGCCCGGCCGATCCATCACTCGACAGCACTACCAATCGCACGGTAGTCGCATTATCGTGCGGGTGCTCGACCGCGCAGCTCTCGACGATTCCCGTGTCCAGCACGTACGCATTGACATCCGCCGATTTTCGCTTTAGCGTGAACGCCGCTTCGGTGCCGACCAGATCCTGCCCGAGATCCCAGGCCGCCTGATCGAGAGCAACTCCCTCCATCTGGGCACGGTAGTCGTTACGGATCGCCACGCGATCCGTCCACGTGTCCCCCGCAGCGGACCCATCGATGAGTCTGGCGGTCGCCTCATAAGTCCAGCTGGTCAGCTTGAAATTCGCAGCCACGGTGCCGATGGTGACGACGCCCGCTTTCCCGGTGACAGGATGCGCCATGCTATCTCCTCAATCCATCGAGGACCGCACGGTGCCGTTCCTCGAGCACGTGCCGTCGCTGCCGTTTGACCGCATTCTCCTGCCAGTTCGCTGGCCGGATTCCGGGCGACCGGATCGCGCGGCCACCTGGCTTACCGAGCGCATAACGCGCAGCCGCGTAGGGCGCCTCGTTACGCAGCACAACATCCCTTCCAACACGGCGGGCGCGTTCGGAGTTCCGCAGTCGACCGCTGCGCGGCCGACCCGGCGGCATCGGCCCGGAGTATACCTCGGCATCCAGCGCCGCCCGCGATGCCTCTTCGAGCCGGACGGCGATGCGCGCCGCGGTCGACTCGAGCGCACTCCCCACCCGTCGCGCCCTCATCGCCATCCGTCGCGCCACATCACCCGCATTGCTCGTGATCACGACACCGCCTCCGCGAGACTGATATTGTCCATCTCGTCCAGCGCTTCCGTCCGCGCGCTCGGCGTGCGATCGGTCGGTGACACAGTAAATGTACTTGATGCGGCAACCGGTAAAGAGAATGGTTTGCTGTCGACCGCCTGCCCGCCGCCCAGCAGCAGCGATTCCTGCATCTCCGCGAGTTCCTCGTTTCCCTTCCAGAGCTCCTGCACCGCCGCCGGATCCGCGACCAGGAGTTCGACGAAAGTCCCGGTGGTCCGATCTACCAGAAGCTGCCAGAGAAAAATCGCGGCGGTCCGATGGGCAACCGCCCGCTGGAGATGGCGCACCTGCCGATCCGTTAATCCGGTATCGGTCTCGTATCCGACCCCGACACGGCTGAAGACGTCGTCCTCGCCCTGCTGAATCTTGGTGACAAGCGCCCCGTCCAGCACCTGATCCGCGACCTCGAACATATCGCCGGACAGGCGCGCCATCATCCGTATGAATGTCCCCGTCGGTCGCGCGTAAGTGCTCATCAGTCGTAGAGCAACAGGCGGGCACGATTGACTCGCCATTGACCATCATTGTCTGCATCCGTAATCTTCGCTTTGATCCGCACCTTCGGTCCGATGGCGGTGCCGGTAATGGTGCTCGCCGCCGTGGTGCCATCAGTCGCTGCGATCCGGGCACTCGCCTTCGGGGCCAATGCCTCTACGATCTCCGAAACCGCTGCCACAACTCCACCGTTCATCGACGCTGTGGACGCAAGATCCTGCCAGGTGGTGCCGCCGTTGTAGCTCGTTTGCAGAATCGGATGGAAGGTGTCGACTCCGGCGGCGTCTCCCGCGAGGCCCTCATAATTGATATCGAATAGCCACAGGCCGCTGCCACCATCGGGCACGGCAACTGCCGTCGTGACCAGCGTCGTGGTGGTGAGGGTCCTGGCGGCGCCGGCAAGAAGATCAACAATCCCCAGCAGCCGCATGGGCTACCACTCCGTGGTGTGGACGCGATAAGCGACTTTCACACGCAGCGCATTCGCCGCGTTCCCGCCGCCGAATTCCCCATCCCCGGTGTTGTGCAGGACCAACGCCTTGTTTTCGCAAGCGGTTTTCGCCGCGATTGCATCGATCTTCGGCAGCGCGTTGGTCATGGTATCCGCCGTCGCATCGACGAAACCGGTCGTCTCGATGGTCTGCGAGACAATGGTGCCGGTACCGTCCACGTAGCGGATCGCGAGATTGTCCACGGTCTCCGTGTAGGCCCCGACGTAATCGAAAATGAGCTGCGCGCTCACGAATTCCAGCGCCTTCCCAGCGCCCGGTGCCGCCACGAGCTGCACCGGCGTCGCTCGAACCGCTAGGACCTGGGCGTTCGTGAGCGAGACCGCGGCGTACTGGATGGTCTTCTCATCCAGCTTCGCGCTGGTCACCGCCGCGGCTTTGATGTCCGCGGTTTGGACTTCGACTTCGGAATCGCCGAGCCGAGGGTGGCTTTTAAGCGCGGTTGGCATCGAGCACTCCTAAGCCAGGATGTCCAGACTCTTGATGCAGTTTGGATCGCCCTTCACCACGGCCATGCGGTACGAGAGTGCGATCTGCCGGCGCCCAGACGAAATGACATCATCCATCTCCTCGAGCAACGGACTCCTCACCACGTAACACGACATCGACGGATCCACGAGCGGGATGCGCCCACTCGCCTCAGCCATGTAGGTCGATCCAGTGGACTGCCACCGGTAAAGTGTCCCCGCGCCCGATGGCGTGGGCACACTCGGCATATCACGATCCAACCCCACGCCGCGGCGAGCAAGAGGATCTTTGTACTCCGACATGCCAAGGATCGTCTGGAACGCCGTCGCCGTCACCAACCCGGTCCGTCCCACATAGCCGTTGGCGAATGCCAGTTCAAGGGTAATCAGATCCGCATAGGCGAGGGTGCCATCGGTGGCCGGAGTGGTGTCGGTGACGGCCGAACCGGTTTCGCCATCTCCAGCATGCAGGATCTCCAACACCTCGTCCGTCTCATCGACTGCCCGCTGGAGCGCGATCTGGCGGATGAATCCTTCCACAACCATCAGCGGGGTCACCTCCTGGATCTCCCGCGCATACTCAAACAGCCGGCCGTATTTTCGTACCGGAACGTTCGTCTCAACCCGCGACAGCTCAGTTGTCGGCAGCGGCGATCCAATCGCGACGTTCCGCATCTGCCGATCATCCGCAGCTTCGTTGAGGCGCACCTTATCCACGGTCAACCGATCGCTCTGCACGTCCGCGAACACCATCAAGTCCACCAGCCCCGCGCTGATCTTGGCCACGATGAACGAACTCGCCAGCGTCGGCGGAAAAAGCGGGCTATTATCGCTGGCCCCCGGCCCGAAGAACTTCGTGCAGTCATGGATACCGCGACGAATGCCGCGAGCTTCCAGCTCCCGTTCGATGCCGTACGTATCCAGGGCCGCGCGAACGATCTGCGCATGACGCACCGTGTGCGGAGCCGGATCACCGAAACGGCGCAGCAGTCGGTCGACGTGCTTCTGCACATCCGTCTCCGGGTCCACATCCCGGCCGCGGTAATCCTGACCGGTCTCGATGTACCGTTCCGTGACACGCTCCGAAAGCCACTGAAGCGGTCCGATGCCAGCCTGCCGCGCTGCCTGGTAGAATCCGGCGTCGAGGGTTGGAATGATGCCGATGCTCATCGCGATGGCTCCTACTTACCGGTAATCACGACCGCCGCCTGAACTTTGGCGGCGCCGGTGGTGGCAGAGAGAGCGACAGCCACCAGATTCCCGGCAGCCGCCCCACCGTCAAAATTGTTGACTACGGTCGTGTTTCCGTCTTTGATGCACGAGTTGCCGAGCGTGACCGTGGCCGCATCGTCGGTATCCAGCTCCACGAACGCAACGATGTTGAGCCATTCGACCTGGACGGTCAGATCGGAGGCGTTGACGTCACCAACGACCCGACCGATACCGGTATTTCCGATGTCGTTATCCGGCGCCAGAACCACTCGACGGTTCGAGGTCGTGAATACCACGATGTCCCCCGCCGTTGGCGTCCGGGTGCCGGCTGCCGAATAGCTGGCCAGGGTGTAGTTGCAGAGACACGAAAGCAATCCGCCTGGAGGCAGAATGTCGTCGGTGCCGAGACCGCGGATGGGCATGGTCTATCCTCCGTACGCGGAAGCGCGTACAGACTCGATTGTGTGAATGGGCGCGGATCGCTCCTCGATCTGGCGCTCCCCGGAGAGGACTGCGGGGAATCGCTTGCAAACCTCCGCGAATTTCCGATCAGCCAGCGCCTTGAGACCGGCGTAATCGGAGCGCGCAATGAATAGCTCGCCGACCGCCATCGCCTCAGTCTCATCCTGCCCCAGCTTCACGCAGTGGCTCACGTACTGGGCACGGACGTCCTCGAGCGCGCTCTGTCCAATCGCGACGAGTCGCGATTCCTCCTCAGTCATGTTCGGCGTCTCTGCGGCAATGGCCGCGGTCAGCAGAGATCCGTCAATGGACGGGAGCGGCTGCGGCACCGGAAGTGTCTCGACGAGAAGGCTCGCCGGCTGACCCTTGCGGGTCCTAGCGAAGTATTCATACTCTTTTTGCGCGGCACCGTCAACTCCAAATGGTGTGATCGCAGCTAACTCCGGGGTAATCCGGCCACAGCGGACATCCTTGATGAGTTCCGCATGCTGCTGCGCTCCCAGGTACACAATGGATGTCTCGAGCGCCTCTACCTTATCCGGCTCTCCCGAATAGGTCAGAGTCACCAGTCGGCCATCCGGGAGCACCTGGCCGCGGTAATGCGAACAGTCACTCATCCAGTATGATTTTGCGCACACATCACAATCGAGATCGGCATAGCGAAACCCAATCGATACATCCTGGTAGACACCTGCGTCAATGGCCTTGCGGATTCCGTCAGTGCTCGCATCCGCGGCGAAAAAGAACGCCGCGTCCAGCCACGTCACCCGCACCCGCATGGCCGTGAATCCTGGGATGAACTCTACCACGGACTGCTTTCCGACGCCATCGATCACGGCAGCATTGTCATACCCGGTGCTCGGCGTGAGTCCAGAGGTGACCAGGACCGGAAACTCTTCGACGCGCGCGCGGGTATCCGCACGAAACCAGCGGCCGAGCGGCAAGGCGCCGCGGGTGTGACCCGCCAGCAAGCTCTTTCCTGGCAACGTCTCCGCAAACCGATCGAGGTACGTTTTCGGGAATCGCTCGTACGAGCGGTCGTGCTGGTTGTGCGCGATCCGCGCCTGCCGAACGTGGACGTCCTCGTCACCGACTGGCGTCATGGCGTGCTCAGCATTTATCAGCGCCAGATCAGACAGCGTCGGCATGGACGATGCGGAACGACGGGCAATCAGTGGACGGTAGCGGATGTTCATCTCTCTACCCTCTCCGCGGCCGAGTCAAGGGGGCCGCGCGTTTCGAAATAGCGATCCAGGCGCTCGCACGCAGCATGGACGCGCACTGAGTACGCCGCGGCGCTATCCGGATTGCGATGCCGTCGGCTCATATCATGACAGACCCGGATGAGCTGCGGCAGCTCCACCAGCGGTTCCGCGGCCACGATCTCACGCTCACGGGCGCTGACCACATGCCATCGTCTCCGACGGTGCCACCACCACATCATTTATGTGCCCGCCGCCTCTCCGGAACCACTTTCCGCGCCTCGGGTTTGACTTCCGGATCCGGACCAATTTCTTCCACTCGTCCGCACTTTGGACAGACGAGCTTCGACTCCAGATCAGCGAAGCGGCGATAGCCGCAGTCGAGGCAATGGAGAATCATCTTGCCATCCGTCCTGCATACCAGACGTACCATCCGCGTCTCCTATCCCCCGGGCGTTCTGCCCTCCCGGCCCGCGGCCAGTGGCGGTATCCGAAGATGAGGTAACGGATGCGATGGGAGGACCTGGTTCCGCCACTGGCCGCGCAATCGTGATCTCGCTCTCCGTTGGCAGCACGTGCTGCGCGTATCGCGTCTGATCGAAGACCCCATCGGCCCACAGCTGGCGTCCCACGCGCATTCGCAATTCCTCTGCACGCGCGTCATTATACGCCGCCTCAGCGGTCTGGACGAGATCCTGCAATGTAATGTCCGGCCAGCGGAGCTCGACCCTTCCTCGCACGCCGCGGAGCATCTGCCTGGTAGTGACGATTCTGAGAAGCGCCGGCGAGACCTCTGCCCGAATACAGCCGATCTGTGCCAGAAGCACATCCGCCTGCTGTGTGGACAAGCGCTCGGATGACGACCAGACATATCCCATCAGCCATGCTGGAACACCCGTAGCCGCGACGATCTCCTCAACGATCGCCCGTTTGGCCATCTGCACATCCATGACCGAGGCGTCCGCGCCAATCGAAGTAATGGTAGTATTACCAACATTGGCCGTGAAGAAATCCTGCGCTCTCCCGTCGATGTATTGGCTCTTCACCCCGGCATTCCACGCGTCCATGATCGCATTGTTATACGAGGTCGCAATGGACCCGTCGGGGTCATTCAGGTTTTCAGCCAGCGTGGTGTGCACGTGAAAAATCGGCGTTCCGTTCCGCTTCCAGGTTTCCCGGTAGGCGAACGCAATGATCTGCCAGATCTGGCAGAACGTACCCGAAGCAAAAAGCAGGCTCTTTCCATGCGGATCGCACCCCTCGGGGCGGTGGCTGGTGATAACGACGCTGACCGGATTGAGAGGCACCAACCCGCCGCGGCCGGACTGGATCACGTCCAGTTCTCCATCCGGTCTCGACCGGAATGAAAATGCCGGCGTCTTGTACGCCCAGAGCTGCACGATCTCCGACCGCTCTGGATCCGCGACCATCTCCCCCACCGCGAACCCGAACTGCAGCGATTGCTCCACGTGGTCCCGTAGCCATGACCCGAGTCCGAAACCGACGTCTCCATAGCGGACATATCGCGTCCAGTCCGACAGATCCCGAGTCGCTGCCTCGTTGCCTTCCACAACGAAATCCGGCAGCGCGGCGAATCCGGACAGGATTTCCACCGCTCTCCCAAATGCTGGAATCGTTCGCCAGAATTGCGCAAGGATCTCGTACGAGATCGGACGAGGAAGCTGCGAGACGATCCCGAGTCCAGCGGCATAGGTCGGCCGGCCACTGGGGGACGTCGCCGCCACCGGACGCATCATCGGCGCCGGCGGAGCGCGGCTCCCGAACCACCTCATGCCCGTTCCACCGCCACTGCACTCCGTGCCATGCCGAGCCCAACTGCGGGAACGGGACCGGATGGGCCACGCAGTTGATGGATCGCCAGGGCCAGAGCGATCACGCAGTCGTCGTACATCCCATCCGGCGCCGACATGGTCACATGGCGCCGCGCCGTCATCGCGTACTGATACGCCCGCAGTTCCCGGGTCTGTTCGGGAATGTCCATCAGCCGCACACGTCCTTGCTCGATCGACATCGCCAGCCGGTCAATCAACGGCTCCTTGCTCGTATGGCTGATCGGGAACCCAACGATCGGAGCACCAACTCTGCGTAGCTGTTCGACGATCGGATCTCCCACCCCCGTTGAATCGACCACCATAGCACAATTGTACGCACGCGAGGCTGCAATGATGGATCCGATCTGCCGCTCCCAGGATACCTGATTGATTCTGTGCCAGTACACCTGCCGGCCGGACGTATCGAAAATCGTGGTCACGTGATAATCCGCCACGCGAGCCAGATCCACCCCGCCAACGTACCTACTTCCAAGTTTTGGAGACTCGTTTTCCGACCGACCCTGATCGATCACCGCCTGGACCCCCAGGAAGACCCCGCCGGCATCTTCCAGAAACTCCGCCATGTATTCCTGGCGGAACACGCGATCCGGCAGAATCTGCCGCGCTTTCTCGATCTCTTCTGCATCGAGAAAGGGGTTCGCCGCACTCGGGAATCTCCAGCTCGCCCAATCCGCATCGTCTCCAGCTCGCCCCAGTTCCCAGAGTCTCCAGAACCAGTCCAGCCCTCGCGGCGTGGAGATGAAAAGTGCGCCACCCCGCCGATCAGTCAATGTCGGTCGCAGACATTCTGTCCATGCTCGCTCGGAGACCAATGCGCATTCATCCACTACCAGTCGATCCAACCCCTCGCCGCGGAGCGAATCGGGATCGTCCGCACTGCGCACCTGAAGCCAGCCACCATTCGGTAATTCGGCCAACCGATCACTATGCCGCCATTGGACTCCAATGACGTGCCGGAGCAACCAGCGCAGCATCCGCCATCCGATTTCGGCCTGTTTGTAGGTCGGTGCCACCCACCAAGAGGACCCACCCTCGAGTGCTGATGCCAATGTCATCAGACAGCCGAGCCGAGTCTTCCCCCACCTGCGCCCGCAGGCGAGGACCTTGAATCTGGCGTCCTTTTGCAGAATCTCTCTTTGGCCAGGATGCAGATCTGGGAACCGGTAGACGATCTTGGCGCCAGGAAGATCCGGAGCTGGCAATATGGGAGAGACATCACGCATGGAGTGGGGATCTCAAAATAGCAAAAGTTTTCGCGCGAGGGATC